ATTAGATTGGAGTGAGTAACATGGGAGAATTAAAGAAATGTCCGTTTTGTGGTGGAGAAGCGACAATGAAAATCCATTATGGATTTGACGAAAAAGTTATATCAGCTTTCGTGTACTGCGAAGAATGCGGAGTCGCAACGCGAAGATGTGCTTTAGAAACAACTGCTATAGGGAAATGGAACAGGAGGGTGGAAGAATGATTAAAGTAAAAGCGGAGGCAAATTATGGTTTTGCTGGAACAAATATGACATTTGAAGAAGAGTTTGGTGATGATGTAACTGATGAGGAAATCGAAGAAGCTATGAGAGATATGGTTATGGAACAGGTTAATTGGTCATGGGAGAAAGAGTAATTATGAACAGAGAAATACTTTTTAAAGCAAAGAGAAAAGATAATGGAGAATGGGTGGAAGGGTATGTTGTTGCATATCCTTCTGGAAAAGTGGAAATACACAAAATTAGCAAAGAATTACCAGATATATTACTAAAATGCGAGATTGCTCCAAGTACTTTATGCCAGTACACCGGACTTACCGACAAAAACGATAAGAAGATCTGGGAGAATGATATTCTCAGATATAGTTATGACTATGATGGAAGTCCGTTTTTAAAAGATGGCGAAGAGATAAAATATCGTGTAGGTGCTGTGTTTTGGAGCGAATGGAGGGGATCATGGGCAGTATGTGGACGAGGAAATAAAAAATGCACCAATAACGATGTTTTTAAATATAATCGGAATCCAAATAGAACGGAAGTTATCGGAAACATTTTTGACAATCCAGAGCTGTTGGAGGTGGAGTGATGATTTTATTTTGCCCTGATTTAACGGGAAAAGAAGAGGTAAAAGCAATGTTTATTGGGAATGGAGATTTTGTCAGACCAGTGTTACATCCGTGCATTAAAGAGAAATGCATAGCGTACAAGGATGGAAAGTGCATGAAATACGATAATGAAGTGGAGGTAAAAGATGAATAGAGAAATCCTTTTTAAAGCAAAGAGAATAGATAATGGTGATTTGGAGGTGGAGTGATGAAAAAATATGATATTTTAATTGCAAAATTGTATGCGTGCTGTGGAAATCAGGAAGAGTTTCCATGTGAGCCGATTACCATTGATACTAATAAAATGAGCGAGTTATTGGAAGGTGTATTTATAGAAGCGGGATTGTTGGAGGTAGAGTGATGAAAACAATAATTTACACAGTAGATGACGAAGAACCAGATTGCAATAGATGCGATCATTGTTGCGGCGAAGATTATTATTGTATCAAACAATGTGGAGCAGAACATGGATGGAATGGATACGAAAGGTTAGAGAGAATTGAAAGTGATGAGGAGTAACCATGTGGAAAATATCAACGATATCCAAAAAAGAATTATCCTGAGATGGATTTAATGGATAAAATCGAGGAACTAGAGTTGTTGGAGGCGTAGTAATGAAAAAAGAGTGCATTAAATGCAAATATTATAAAAACTACTATAAATCAACAGAATGTTATTGCGAAAAAGGTTATTGTGTTATGGATAAGAAAAATAGGAGACGAAATAAATGAACGTACTAGAGAAGATCTTGGAAGAGATTGAAGATCATGCGATAGAGTTTGAATCATTCGGAATGTGTGATGATTATGTGAGTATTAGATGGATAAAAGAAATCATTCGTTCCCACATGGACGAAGTCCAGAAGTGCGGAGAATGCAGCCGAAGAAAATGGTATCAGAAAGGATATGAAGACAGCAAGAAAGACAATGACTGGATTCCTTACTCAGTACAAAATATGCCTAAGAAAGAAGATGTATATCTTGTAACGTGTGACGATGAAGAATATCCGGTAAAGAGAATGAGATTTAAAGAGGATTTATGGTACTGGACTTACGGGATATATGACGGAAGAATTTTGGCGTATCAGTCGTTACCAGAACCATACAAGGAGGAATAACATGGACATTTTAATCACAATCGCATCCCTAGCCCTGTACTACATATTGGGGCTTGGAACTATGGTAGCGCTAATAAGTGGGGTATATGAGGATGCAGAACTGAAATTTGAGGATTATTTAATGGCTTTGCTCTTTCCGTTTGTACTATTTGTTGTATTTGTGGATTGGGTGGTAAGAAAGATAGTGAGGTAGAAAATATGAGAAAATTTAACTGGGATGAATTTAAAGAAGTAAAATTTGCGGTGCACTGTAAGACCGAGGAAGAAGCGAAAGATTTTTGCCGACAGATGTATAAACACGGTATGGTATGGGGGAGTGGGAATAGTTATTTGAGTTGCACACACTATGAGAAATACAAGGATAAAACGTGCTACGACGGACAAGGTCTATATCAGAGTTATGATCACTTTAAGAAGTATAGATATGAAATTTTAGAATGGAGCGATTACATGGACAAAGAATTTACCAAGGCAGATTTGGAAGATGGGATGGTAGTTGAGCAAAGAGATGGTAACATGTATCTTGTATTGGCTGGGAAGGCAGTAAGAAAAGGCAGATGCAATCGTATAGACGGTTACACTGATGACTTGAAATGGGAAGGTCGTACAGGTTATACAGGAGGAGACATCGTTAAAGTCTATAGAATTACTCCGGAATCACTCGGATGCATAGAAGATGTGTTTATTAAAAGCAACCTTGAACTCATCTGGGAACGCACCGAATCGAAGAAAATGACTGTGGAAGAAATGAAACAGAAGCTGGAAGAACTGACAGGAGAGGAAATTGAGGTGACGGCATGACCAGAGAGACTATGAAACGCAGAAGGGAGAAGAAAAAATGCTAATTGAAGATAAAGTACAGATAGAAGCAGTGAAAACAAGATCGTATATGATGGGTGAGATAGATGGAAAAGTGATGATTACGCAAGGTAGATATATTGTATTTGTGAAGAAAGAAGATTTCTTGCTCGACATAGATAAGCAGAAGAAATTGCCAGAAGATGGGGTGAAACATTTTTCCACAGAAAATATTCAGAGCCAAATGAGGGCGGCCAAGTTGTCAAACAGAATGCTTACAACTGGCAAAAGCATTCTGAGAGCAATAAGAGACGAGACAACAGGGGAATACGCTTGGTTTGATAATGAATATTTGAAAATGTTCGACGGATGCACGCCAAATCTTATTAAACACCCAGGAAACTCTGAATACTACAATGCCGTGTTTACACGCTACGGAGAAATAATAGGCATCATACTTCCTGTGAGGGTGAGTGAATGGTGATAATAAGCTAGATGCAGAAAGGAGACAGCGGACATCATGAAGAAAATAGAAGCATACACTATGGCAACGAAAAAGCCCTGTAAGACGGCTTTAAAGCAAAAGGGGCACAAAGCCTTTGCCTGCGACTTTAAAGGCGGCGAGAGGGCGAATAAGGACGCTGTGGAGTACATAGCAGAGAAATACAACATAAAAGAGCGGATCCCGGGAGGTGATTGAGTTGGACAAGAACGTAATCTATGAGTACATGGATGCGAAAGCATTGGTAAAAGAGACAGAAGAAGATATCAGACGGCACAGAAGAAAGACGATCGTACAGGACAAGGTGACAGGCAGCAATCCGGAGTTTCCATACCAGCCGCAGAGTTTTAATATCTATGGATGTGTAGAGAACACGGTGAATATAGACGAAGAGGAACGGTTGTTGGAGGAACGAAAGCTGAACGCAAAGCAGATTAAAGTAAAAGCAGAGCGAGTAATCAATAAAGCTCCGGTAAGGATGCAGAGGATTATCCGGTTCAAGGTCATGCAAGGACTGACGTGGGATGAAGTGGCTGCGAAAATGAAAGGAAATTGCACGGGAGATAGTGCAAGAATGGAATTTCAGAGGTGGATGAAAGAAAAATAAAAGTTTGTTCGTTTTGTTCACATTGTTCGTTTTAAATAATATATAGTATAACATGGAGTCAGAAGAAAGACTTCAAAATCTTTCCAAACATTCGAAGCACCGCCGGGCTTTCACCCTTTCTCGTCTGGCGGTGTTTTTATGCCGTGGTCAGTTGGGACAAGCAGGTTCGATCCCTGTACACGGCTTTGTGATGTAAGGTTTGCGGCTTACCAGCTGGGGGTTGCTGTAGGGAGTGCACACCGGCTTTACATCACAAATGGTACCAAAACGCAGATATCCGCAGATCTGCAAAACAAACAAAAATAGATTCAGCGATCTATATTTAGTGTCAGTACCCGAGTGCGGATAGGGTAAAGGGTGTCAATAAAAGGCATCCTGATCGGACATAGCTCAGTCGGTTAGAGCGGCAGCCTTATAAGCTGTGTGTCACGGGTTCGATTCCCGTTGTCCGGATTGTGGGCTACTGCAAGTTCCTCATTGTGTTAGAGAATCCAGTAAAGTTGCCAAGTTACGTATTTTTGCAGTAGTCCTATAAATTTTAAAAACCTCTGAGAAAAGTATTGACATATGGTTAACCATATGATATTATATACTTGTAAGGAGGTGAGATACAGATGAGCAAGAAACGAAAGAAAAAAGAGAGCTTGCCAAGATTGATAATCGAATCGTTAATCGCAACTGGGGCGCTATTAACTGGGATTGCCAATCTTATAGAAGCTCTCAAATAGGGGACGGGGCGAAAGCCCCAATCCTTAATAGAAGTATAGCTCATCTTGGAAGAAATGAAAAGAACTAAATTCGGAGAATTGTTTTTATTGTTTGCAATCGTTTATTTTGTGGCATCTGATAAAAATATCTATTCATCCATTTTTCTTATTTTAGCATCTGTTTATTTATTGATAGACATAGTACCAAGACTGTGGAAGGAGTGGAAGAAATGCCGGTAGGTAGTCCAAAACCTCAAACGATTGCATCGGAGAAGTATCAAAAGAAAGCAGGATGGATGACAAAGGGTTTCAAGATAAAGCGAGAGTTAGCGGATGAATTTGCAGAAGCATGTGAAACTGCAGGAGTCAGTCAAGCTTCAAAGATAAGCGAACTTATGAAAGCATTCATAGAAGAAGTAAATAATGGAAAATAGTAGAGAGCATCTGGCGAAAGCCGGGTGCTTTTCTAGTGAGGAAAAGATGAAATTTTATGAGAGTCGAAAATGGAAAAAGAAAAGAGAACACATACTAAGGCGTGACGCATACCAGTGTCAGGAGTCTAAGAGATACGGTAAATACGCAGAAGCTACGACAGTGCACCATATCTATCCATTGGAAGAATATCCAGATCTTGCACTGATTGACTGGAATCTCATCAGTATGTCTACAGCGCAACATGACCGGATGCACGACAGGAAGACGGATGAGGTAACAAGCCTTGGAATGTACTGGCAGAGGAAAAGGAGAAGGGAGTTTGAAGCATGGAAGAAATCAAGATGTATGCAATCCGATGGAAAGGGAAAGCAAGTGACTACGGATACGAAGTGATGAACGTAATCGAGGAGATTGTCAAGACGTGCATGGAGTGTTGCGAAGGAGATGTATACACCAGATACAGTATCAGCGGTGGACTCAAATTTGAAACAGTGAAAATAAATATAGTTACATTGGGCAAAGAAAAGGCAGACAGCATGGTCGAATGGTTTAAAGATAGAGTTGGAATGGAAATGGAAGTCAAAGAGATCCAGGTATCCCCCCTCCCTTTTGAGAATTAAAAATGTCTCAGGAGAATCGGGAGAGAGGACTCTTTCCAATAGCGCGGGATTCTGAAAATAAATTTTCCGGCAGATAGGGAGGTGAGAATAGGTGGCAAGATACATACCGCAAAGGCAAACAATTATTGACAGAACAGTTAAATACATGAAAGAGCTCGGAACCTACAAAGTGCAGTACAAACAGGTCATTGAGATCTATGCAGATATGATTTACCAGTACAATGTGCTGAGCAAGAAGTTTGAAGAGTCTGAATATGAAGTGATTCTGGACACGGAGAAAAGTGGGGGTAAAAAAAGCCCTATTCTCGTGAGTCTTGAAAACCTCCGAAAAGATATTGGGACGTATTCTGACAGACTGATGCTAAATGCAAAAACGTACAATGCGGAGATTGAACAGCCGAAAAAAGAGAAATCTGCATTTGCATTATTACTGGAAAAACAACAGGGGAAGTAAATGGACTTATCCCATATTAACAGTCCGCATTTCGATACGGCTGTTCGCTATGCGGAGGATATTGCAAATAAAAGGATACTTGCAAATGAGGATCGAGTTCTTGCGTGCAGGAGATTTCTGACAGACCTTGAAAGAGATGATTTGGATTTTCGTAGCGATCAATTTGATTTTGTGATCGATTTGATTGAGGGGACTATCCACCATGTACAGGGCGAGGACAAGAACGGAGTGAGTTTTAAAGGAACTCCGATGTTATTGACTGACTGGCAGAAATTTGTATGCGTGAATCTGTTTGGATTCTTTCGAAAAGGAACAGACATCAGGCGTTTCAACGAAGCGCTTATTTTTTTACCGAGAAAACAGGGGAAAACATCCTTTAGTGCTGCGCTTGCTGAAGCAAAGAGTATTTTGGATAGATGTTCCGGAGCAAAGACATACATCGTAGCAAACTCTGTAAAGCAGACAATGGAGAGTTTTGGATTTTTGGTAGATAACGTTGAGACTTTACGAGGAGATGTTGATAAGCTGAGAATCCGAAACAACAATCAGGAACACTCCATCCGTATTGATTTTGGAGATGGTACTGCAGAAATGTATGCGATCGCCAACCAAGAAGATAAGCTTGACTCCTTAAACTGTAACTGCCTGATTCTGGACGAGCTGCATTCCTGGAAGAGAGCAGCGGCAAAGAAATACATACTGATGAAAAATGCTATGAAAGCGTATAGAAACAAGCTTTTGATTGGTATTTCTACGGCTGGTGATATTCCAGATGGTTTTTTAGCAAATAGGTTAAATACGTTACATGGAGTTTTAGATGGAACAAATACAGAAAAGGCGTATGACTCCTATTTTATTTTTATTTGCAAAGCAGATCAGGACAAAGAGGGCAATGTTTTAAACAGCAAAGGCGAGATTACGACATTGGATGATCCGGAAGTATTACAGATGTGCACGCCATCAATCGGAGTTACTGTTACAATAGAAGACCTTATGGATGATGCGGCGCAGGCAATGAATGAGCCGCAGCTGAGAGCAGAGTATTTAAACAAAACACTGAACATCTTTACGAATGCTTTAAATGCTTATTTTGATATCAACGAATTCAGATCATCTGACGATGAATATAACTGGTCATTGGAAGAGTTGGCAAAACTGCCGATCACATGGTATGGCGGAGCTGACTTATCAAAACTTCACGATCTGACAGCAGGAGCTATTTATGGAACATACAGAGATGTGGATATCTGCATCACACACGCTTTCTTTCCGAGAGCTGCAGCAATTAAAAAAGGTGACGAGGATGGAATACCACTGTTTGGTTGGGAAGAGGATGGATGGCTGACGATGAGTAATACAGCAACGGTACTTCCCGATGACATTGTAAACTGGTTTATCTCAATGAAAAAGATGGGATTCAAAATCAAAATAGTCGGATTCGACAAGAAGTTTGGACGTGAATTTTTCCTGAAAATGAAAAAAGCAGGATTTAAAATTCAAGATCAGCCACAGTATTTTTATGTAAAATCTGAGGGATTTCGGCACATTGAAGTGAAAGTGAAGAATAAGAAATTTTACTATCTGCATTCGGATGCCTTTGAATATTGCGTGCAGAATGTACGGGCAATCGAGAAGGTGGATGACATGATCCAATATGAAAAGGTAGACGGAGACGGCGGCGTAAGACGAATTGACTTGTTTGATGCAGGGGTATTTTCGTGTTGCCAGATGTTGGCTGACATGGCACTTGGAAATGCAGCAAATAAATGGTTAAAGAGAGAGTAGGAGAAAGAATGGGCGTGAAAACAGAATGCGAAATCCTTTATTTATGTGATGGGAAAAGATGCGAGAAATGTAGTGGAAATTGCAAACATACGACTGATATATCTCACGCTAAAAATAAGGATGATTTTATTGACAGAAAATGTACTTGCCTTGGAAGAGCTGAAAACGGGAGACTGATTTTTGCAGAAGACGAAGGATAGGAGGCTAAAATGGCAAAGAAAAAGAAGCAGAAGAGTATTAGATCAGAACCACAGAATAAAGTATTTGTGTATCAGGGAGCTACGTTCTCTGATTTTTTATTGCCTTCCGGGTACACAACGCTGGCGCAGAACCCGGAAATTCGGGCGGCGTGTCAGAAAATTGCGGATCTGGTTTCCGGTATGACAATTCACCTGATGGAGAATGGCCCGCATGGAGACATCCGGATTAAGAATGAGCTATCACGGAAGATTGACATTAATCCGTATTCGCTGATGACGAGAAAAGCGTGGGTTTACAACATTGTTTACTCAATGCTCTTGCCGGGTGACGGGAACGCAGTCGTCCTTCCGGTGATGAGGGATGGATACATTGATGAGTTGATTCCGCTGAAGCCGTCCATGACGAGTTTTGAAGAAACGCAGACAGGATACAAGGTGATCTACGGAAGTGAGGAATATGATCCGAGCGAAGTGCTGCACTTTGCGATCAACCCGAATCCGGAGTATCCGTGGAAGGGTACGGGCTACAGGCTTGCTTTGAAGGATATTGCATCGAATTTGAAACAGGCAAATGCAACAAAGAAATCTTTTATGAGCGGACAGTACATGCCAAACGTCATTGTGAAGGTGGATGCAATGTCGGAAGATTTTGCAAGCGAAGCCGGAAGAAAGCAAATTAAAGAAAAATATTTGAAAGAATCGAAACCGGGTGAGCCGTGGATCATACCTGCGGAATTTCTGGAGGTATCCGAGGTAAAGCCACTATCCCTTAAGGATATCGCAATAAATGAATCGGTCGAGATTGATAAGAGGACGGTAGCATCCCTGCTGGATGTGCCGCCTTTTTTTCTTGGAGTCGGAAGTTTTAACAAGGATGAATACAACAACTTTGTCCGTACGCGAGTGAAGTCGATTGCGGACGTATTCCAACAGACACTTACGAAAGGTTTGATTCAGAGCCCGCATTGGTACTTTAAATGCAACTCAAAGAGTTTGATGGCTTATGACACCAAAGAGCTTGCAGAAATCGGCATGAACCTATATATCCGAGGAATTTATACAGGAAATGATGTATTGAACTTGATTGGTGACTCTCCGAAAGATGGATTGAATGATCTAATCATCCTTGAAAACTTCATTCCACAGGGGATGATCGGGGAACAGAAAAAGCTAAGAGGAGGTGATGAATAGTGGAAGAACGAAAAAAAGAAAACTTAACCAGATCGTGGAAAGCGGAGTTTGAAACACGAGAAGCGGAGGACGGAAAGAAAACAATTTCCGGATACTTCGCTGTTTTTAATTCCGAAACAGAGTTGTGGCCGGGAGCTTATGAAGAGATTGCACCAGAAGCATTTGCGAACACCATGAGTAACGACATCCGAGCTCTGACTAACCACGATGACACGCTTGTGCTCGGTCGGACGAAAATAGGAACCCTGCGCTTAAAAACAGACGCAAGAGGTCTATGGGGCGAAATCAATATTAATGAAAACGACACAGACGCTATGAACCTATACGAAAGGGTGAAGCGTGGAGATGTGGATCAATGTTCATTCGGGTTCAACATCTTGCGAGAGGAAACCGACTGGAGAGATGACGGGACTGTGAAATGGATAATCCAAGAAGTTGATCTACATGAGGTATCTGTATGTACATTCCCAGCCTACGAAGACACCGGAGTACAGGCAAGACACGCACAGGTGGAGCAGTACAGAGAGAAACAAGTGGAGCAGTGGAGAAACAACGCTATTAAAAGACTGAAAGGAGAAAAGTAATGGCTTTAAGACAGTTGATGCTTGCGAAACAGATCGCAGACAAAGAAAAGGAACTGGAAGAAATGCGTGGAAAAGACGCAGATTTTGAAACAAGAGAAAAGGAACTGGAAACATCGATCAGTGAAGCGAACACCGAAGCGGAAAGAGGTGTTGTCGATGGAGAGATCGAGAAGTTCGAGCAGGAGAGAGATGCTCACAACGAAAGAAAAAGTGAATTAGAGACGAAATTATCTGAACTTCGCGAGCAGATGAAGGAGTATGAAAAAACACCGGAAAGAAGGGAGAAGAAAAAAGACATGGGTAGAAGAAATGAAGAAGAAATTGAAGAAATGAGAAGTGCGATTAACTCATTTGTAAAATCAAAAGGGCAGGTGAGAGAAGGGGGCTTTAAAGAAGTAGATGCAGGAATCCTGATCCCGGTAGAAATGCTGGCTGTTCAGAAAAAGCCGGAAGATGTAGTGGATCTGGGAAATTACGTGAAGAATGTAAGCGTAAACAGTTCATCTGGAAAATATCCAGTAATTGCGAAAACTGGAAGTAAAATGTCTACTGTTGCAGAACTGGAACAGAACCCAGAGCTTTCCAAACCAAAAATCTCAAATATCGACTATAGCATCGCAACAAGAAGAGGATATATTCCGATTTCTCAGGAGGCTATTGATGACGCTGACTATGATGTAACAGGTCTGATCCGGGATGAAATCAATGACCAGTCCAGAAATACAAGAAATACAGATATCGCAACTGTATTAAAGAGTGCAACAGCGAAAAGTGTTACAGGGCTGGATGGGTTGAAAGATTTGGTAAACAAAGAAATCAAAAAAGTATATCCTGTAAAATTCATCATTTCCTCTTCTCTTTACGCAGAACTGGACAAGCTGAAAGATAAAAATGGAAGATATCTGTTGCAGGATTCTATCACTTCCTCAAGCGGAAAGATGCTGTTTGGTAAAGAGGTAATCGTTTTGGATGACGAAATGATCGCAGGAGCTGGCGAATTAAAAGGTTTTGTCGGTGATCCGAAATCATTCTGCACATTCTTCGACCGCAAACAGACAAGCGTTGAATGGGTAGATAACCAGATTTACGGCAAACTGCTTGCCGGAGTTGTAAGATACGATGTGAAGAAAACGGATACAGACGCTGGATTCTACATTACATACACACCGGGGGAATAATTCCCTCTGACGATGTAGCCTTAGTTGGCAGAGGGAAAGTAGGCAAGGCAAAAGTAGGTAAAGCAAAATAGTATAATGGAGGTATTCAAAATGGCATACGAACCAACTACATGGAATGACGGCGACGTTATGACAGCAGAAAAAATGAATAAGTTAGAGCAGGGCGTGAAGAATGAGCAGGTTGGACCAGCGGGACCAGCAGGGGCAAAAGGCGAAAAAGGCGATCCGGGTGCGCAGGGACCAAAAGGAGACAAGGGAGATCCGGGCGCACAGGGACCTGCGGGACCAAGTTACACTCTTCCAGCGGCGAATAAAACAACGCTCGGCGGCGTGAAACAGATGGCTTTGATTGCAGATTTGTCCACAGAAACAGCAACTGACCTAAAAAATAAAATCAATGCGATTCTTGCGGAGATGAAAAAACAGGGGATCATGGCGAATTCATAAGGAGTATGCTTATGAGAGTGATTGTATTGCAATTATTGAAAGAAAGACTTGGAATCTCTACAGATAGTAGGGATTCCGTCCTTTATGCGATCATAGATGGTATTCTTGACGAATGCAAAAATGTATACGGCGTTCGCATCACGGAAGAGAGATATGACCACATCCTGCTCGTACTGGATTGGGCTACGTGGAAGTACAGCCATCCAGAAGACGGCGTGATTCCGAGAAGTATCCGGTTTAGGATAAATAATCTGATGATTAAGGCGGTGCAAAAATGAGGACTTGGGATGAAAAAGTAGTATTGATATCTGCCAATGGATACGGAGAGGATGAGATTGGTCAGCAAATACCAATTGAAGCGGAACAAGAGATCTGGTGTTGTAAAGAAAAAGTTCCCCGAAATGAATTCTACCTTGCAGGACAGAACAATATGGAAATTTCAGAAAATTTGATCGTGCACCCTTACGAATATGAAGGGCAGAGGTATATCCGATTTCGCGGAAAGAAGTTGAAAGTGATTAAGACATATCCAATCAGCACGGAAGAGTTGGAACTGACCTGTACGGAGAGGATTGAAAAATGAGCGAGAGTATAAGTGCTGACAGGCTGGCAAGAGAAATCATGCGGCAGATGGAAGAATACACAGAAGAAGTTAAGGAAACAACACAGGAAGTTGCGATGAATGTATCTGAAAAATGTGTGAAGAAGCTGAAAGCAAACAGCCCAAAAAGCAAAAACGGTGGGCGGTATGCGAAAGGATGGACAAGGGCAACAGACAGGAGTGGAATTACGGTGCACAACAGATCCCCAACATACCGCCTGACCCATCTGTTGGAAAAAGGACACCAGTTGAAGCGTGGCGGCAGAAAAATAGGTGAAGTACAGGCATACCCACACATTGAAGAAGTGGAACAGGAGTCCATAAAGGAATATGTTGAAGAGCTGGAAAGGAGACTGTGAAAATGACATTGCCAGATTTAAAAGGTATCTTAAAAGAATTGAATCTACCAATCGCATACCGCTGTTTCGCTCCCGGTCAAGTTCCGGCTCTCCCGTACATCGTGTATTATGCGGACGAGGATGTGGCGTTTTATGCAGACGATATTGTATATCACGAAGGGTATGCCGTCACGATTGAGGTGTACACTGAGTACAAAGATATCGAGTTGGAAAAAAAGGTAAAGCAACTATTAAACGATAATCAACTCCCGTACGAATCGTACGAGAGTTTTTTAGATTCTGAAGGTATGTATCTAAAAGCATACGAAATTGATATATAGGAGGTAACATATGGCAGGAGCAACAAAAGCTGTACAGGCAAAAGAAAACAAAGTGGAATTTGGCTTAAGAAACTGTTATTACGCTGTTGTTACAGTGGATGAGAGTGGAAAAATCACGTACGGTGCACAGAAGAAATTGCCGGGTGCGGTAAGCATCACATTCGACAAGAGTGGTGATCTGATCCGATTTAAAGCTGATGACATTGATTATTACACAAACGCAAACAATCAGGGATACGAAGGTACTCTGACGCTTGCGAGAGTTCCAGAAGATTTCCGCACAGAAGTGTTAAAAGAGGAGAAAACAGAAAAAGGAGTGATTCTCGAAAACTCTGACGCACAGGTAGCGAATATCGCACTGATGTTTGAATTTCAGGGAGATGCCAAGGCAACTAGACACCTCTTTTATTACTGCTCTGTAAACAGACCATCTGTCGGAAGTACAACAAAAGACAGTGGAGAACCGAACACAACAGAACTTTCGCTTGTGGCAAGTCCGAGACCGACAGACAACTTAGTTAAAGCATCCACAGCAGCAGGAGTTGATGAAGCAACATATAACTCTTGGTATACAACAGTATATGAAAAATCGGGGGAATAGCACCCCCTGAAGACCTCGCCTTGGTAGGCAGGGGGAAGATTGGAAAGGCAAAAGTAGGTAAAGCGAAATAAAGGGCGGAGCGATCTGCCCAAATAGAAAAAGTGGAGGATGTTATGGAAAAAACAATTTACATTGACGAAAAACAAGTGAAATTAAAATCAACGGCAGCATTGCCGAAACGATATAAAGCGCAGTTTGGAAGAGATTATTTTGCAGACCTGATGAAAGTAGCGAAAGTGTTTGGAAAAGGAACGAAAAGGAATTTTGGAATACAGGATATTTCTTTTGCTTCTCTTGACCACATGGACATGGAAGTATTTTATGACATCATCTGGACAATGGCTAAAACAGCAGACAGGACGATTCCTGATCCATTGGAGTGGCTGGATGGATTCGAAGTATTCCCGCTCAATGAAATCATGGGAGAAGTAAAGGATCTGCTTACAGATACCATGCCAACAAGTAAAAAAAAATAAATGATCAGGATTCATCCAGCGGAGAACCGTTTACAAATGAGTCCTTTTTTTATGTGTGCAGACAGGTTGGACTGACCAGCGAAGACATGGAAGAAATGACAATCGGTGACTGTCTGGACTATGTACAAGAGTATATAGACAACCAGAAAAAAGATGAAAATCCTACTGCGAGAAAAGCAACACAGGAAGATTTTGATAATTTTTAAAGAGGTGAGAAAGTGGCGAATAGCAAAATAAAAGGAATCACAATTAAATTCGGTGCGGATACAACGGCACTCAGCAAAGCTTTGAAATCCGCGGAAGATACATCAAAAAGTCTTGGTAGCGAATTAAGCTCTGTAAATAAATTATTAAAATTTGACCCGAAGAATACGCAGTTGCTTGCACAGAAACAGGAGTTATTAAGTAAACAGGTCGAAAATACCAAGGAAAAGCTGGAAGCCTTAAAGCAGGCACAGGGAGAAGTAGAAAAGAAGTTCAAATCTGGTGACATTGGAGCAGAAGAATACCGAGAATTTCAGAGGGAAATTGCGAAGACGGAACAGGATTTAAAATCTTACACCACGCAGATTAGTCGAATGGAGACTGAGCAGAAATCCCTAAAAGAAAGCACGAAGCAGTTGCAGACGCTGTTTGAAGCAACCGGAAAGTCCCTAGATGATTTTCAGGACATCCTCGGAACGAGGCTGACGAATGCCATAAAAAATGGAACGGCGAACAGTGACGATCTGACAGTAGCGCTTAACAAGATAGGAAAAGAAGCGTTTGGGGCAGAAACTGACCTGTCAAAGATGAAAGCTACATTGAATAAGGTAGATGACGGGGCGAGTATTGATGAAGTGAACAACGACCTGAACGAGATGAAGAAGAATTCAGGTGAGGCAGGAGAAGCACTGGACGGTATCGGAAAAGGAATTGTTGCAGGAAACATGATGCAAGCCGCTGAAATCATAGCAGATGCAGGGCAGAAGATAAAAGAGTTTAGTGACAACGCAAAAGAAGCATTTAATGAGGTAGATGCCGGATCTGATGCAATCATAACAGCGACAGGTGCTACAGGGAAGCTTGCTGAAGGAATGGATAATGTCTATAAAAGCATTGCGTCCAGCCTTCCGATAGACAACCTTGAAAACATCGGAAAAGTAATTGGGGAGATGAATACGCAGTTCGGGTTCACCGATGAAAAATTACAACATGCATCTGAAAAAATGTTGAAGTTTTCGGAAATTACTGGATCCGATGTGGTAGCATCAACGCAAAACGCAAAACAGGCGATTAGCGTATTCCACATGTCGAGTGATGATCTAGACAGCGTACTTGATGATGTTGCAAAAACAGCGCAAGACACGGGCGTATCTGTAGACGATCTATTTCAGAAAGCGATTGAAGGAGCACCACAGCTACAAGAATTGGGATTGAGTTTCTCGGACTCAGTAAAGCTGTTGGGGGCATTTGAGCAGGCAGGAGTAGACGGGTCTGCCGCATTAAGCAGCTTATCAAAGGCAGCGGTAAATTATGCAAAAGACGGGAAATCACTCACTGACGGTTTGGCAGAAACGCAGGATAAAATTTTGAATGCGACTGACCAGACGGAAGCATTAAACGCCGCCGCCGAGGTATTCGGAACAAAAGGTGCTGTGAGGATGGTAGATGCCATCCAAAGAGGGGTTCTAAACCTGAACGACCTAGGAGGCGCTGCCTCAGACAGTCAGGGGACTGTGGAAACGACTTTCAGCAATACTTTAGACCCGATTGACGAAGAAACGGTTGCGCTAAATAACGTAAAGTTGGCTATGGCTGAGTTTGGGAGTGCCATTTCAGAAGCAGTAGCCCCAATTCTGGAAGCACTTGTTCCTATCATTCAGAAAGTTGCAAAGTGGTTTAGCAGTCTTTCTGGAACAAGCAAGACTATTATAGTCGTAATCGGTGGGATTGCAATGGTGATTTCGGCTTTACTACCGATTCTTGCGGTTGTAGCTGGTGGAATAGCAGCGGCTGGAGGTGCAATGGCATTCTTGACAGGAGTGCTATTACCAGTAGCCGGAATTATTGCCGGAATTATTGCAGTGGTTGCAGCAGTTGTGGCAGTAATAAAAAACTGGGGAGATATCACAGACTGGCTGTCCGAAAAATGGAATGCATTTAAAGATTGGATGTCTGGATTATGGGACTCTATATCGGAAAAAATCCAGGGAGTGTGGAACGGCATTAAGGATTTCTTTGCTGATATCTGGGAGCAGATTTATAACGTAATAGAAGGACCTCTGAAATTTATCGAGGGAACGATCGGTGCGGTTATGTACGCGATTCAAGCTGTTATTTATACAGTATGGGAAGTAATAAAATTTGCATTAAAAAGCGCATGGAATTGGATAAAAGACACCGCAAGTGCTATATTCACCCCTGTTGCGAATTTCTTTTCCGGCATCTGGAATGGAATCAAGGATACTGCAACTGGAATCTGGAACAGCATTAAGGGCACGCTCGGTGGAATATGGGATTCGATCAAAGAGAAAGCTATGGACGCTTTTTCTTCTGTTTGGAAGTTTATTAAAGACGGATTTAACAATCTCAAGGATACTCTTGGAGGAATCGTGAAAGGGATTGCGAACGCAATTGTGAAACCAATAGGTGGAGCAGTAAATGGCGTAATTAATGGTGTAAACTGGGTGCTTGATAAAGTAGGATCGGACAAGCAATTTGCATTGTGGGAAGTCCCGAAGTTTGCAAGAGGAACTGGTGGCATCCCAAAAGACACGCTAGGTATCGTAAACGACCAGAAAGGCTCTACATACAAAGAAATGATCGTTCCGCCACATGGAAAACCATTTATTCCAGAGGGGCGTGACGTAGTCCTGCCACTGGAAAAGGGAACGAAAATCATGCCAGCCAACCAAACAAAGAGTTTTCTGGAAGAACTTCCGCATTTTGCAAGTGGAATCGGTGAGTTTTTTGGCGGTGTCTGGGATACGGTTAAAGACTTTACCGGAAGCGTGTGGGACTATATCACGCACCCGAGTAAAATTGTGCAGATTGCAATCGATAAATTTACGGATTTGTCTGGAGCATTCGAACCTTGGATTTCCGTTGCGAAAGGGGCAGTGAATACGGTGTTTGACAGCGTGGTCGGATTTGTGAAAGGAATTTTTGATACGCAATCGAACGTTAATTACAATCCGAGTGCCGGCGTGGAGCAGTGGAGAACGCTTGCAATAAGAGCATTACAGATGACGGGGCAGTATTCCGAAGCAAATTTACAGAGATTGTTGTACCAGATGCAGACTGAATCCGGCGGAAACCCGAATGCGATCAACAACTGGGATATCAACGCAGTTAATGGAACGCCATCTAAGGGACTCATGCAGGTCATTGACCCAACATTTAGAGCCTATGCGATGGCTGGATATGACAAAAATATATACGATCCACTATCTAATATGCTTGCATCCATCCGGTACGCAGTGTCTACGTATGGAAGCCTTGCGGCTGCTTATCGTGGAGTTGGGTACGAGGATGGTATTGGAGATATCAATTTTTCCGATCTATTACCGAGTCTGCCGATGTTGGACGTGAAATGGTTTAAAGATGGTGGAATCCTTACGAAACCAGCATTATTCCAGATGCCGTCTGGAGGAATCGGTGGTGCTGCGGAAAGAGAAGCAGAAGCAATCACGCCGCTGAGATCGTTAAAAGGCTATATTAAGGAATCAATCTTGGAGATTATGGGCGAAAAGGATATTAATCTAAATATCAATCTGACAACGACGCTGGACGGAAGAGTTGTCGCACAGCAGACGGTTGGATATGCAAGACCGATGATAAAAAAGATGGATGATTTCGAGAAACTATTAGGAGGTGAGAGAGTTGGGCTTGCTTAAAGCAACATATGGAGGCGTAGAGATTCCGGTTAAGATTACAAGACTTGACCGGAACTTATCACCTTCCATCACAAATAATACAAGGAGCATTGAAAATGTAAATGGAGGAGAGTTTACGCATTCCACGTACTCTACAAAACAGATTGTAATGGAGTTTCGTATTTCAAACTCTACGGCAAGGGAACTCAGTGAGTTCCGCAGAAAAATGTCAGAAATTCTGTATAGTAAAGAACCAAAGAGACTGATTTTTTCCGACGAACCAAGCATTTACTATGAAGCAATCGTGGATGGGGAACCGGTGCTGGGAGAGGATGATATGTACAGCACTGGCACAATCACATGGCTCATTCCGGACGGAGTAGCATACTCTACCGCAGAATTCTCCTTTGACGGAGTACAAAAAGACGGGTACCAGACCATCACCATCCAAAACAACGGCACCGAATGGGCGGACGTGGACTATGAGATCACACACAATCATGAAAACGGATTTATCGGACTTGTGAGCCAGTACGGAGTGATCCAGCTAGGGAAAGAGGAAGAGGCGGACGGAGAGAACTACGAAGCGTCCGAAGAACTGTTTAACGGTTACGGCTTGTTTCAAGATGATCATGGCACCTCTTATCAGAATCCGGAAAACACAACGCAAGGAACGTTGGAAGTACGGAATGTTGCCGGATACAACGTGATGGCATTAAAAGGTGGACAAGTCACATCTGGATACTGGAACGGTGGAATGAAAACACTTACTATTCCGGTGGACAGCGAGGGTAGACGTGGCGCAAAAAACTTTTACTGTTACACGCAGCACTGGTTCGAAACCGGCTTGATGGGGCAGACAGGAGCGCAGACCATTGCATTTCTGACGGGAGATAACAAGGTGATTTGCGCCATGTCTATTAACAAAAGTGATGCCACAGGTAATACGGCGCGTATCGAGTGGTTTGCCCCAGGGAACACCTTAATCAGACGAGAGGAATTCCAGCCGACAGCCTACGAGGGCAATCCGTTTAACCTAAAAATGGGATGCCATAATGACTTTTTAAAAGAGGGAGAAAAGCTGCGGATTTTCTGGTATGGAAGCTATATGGAGAGAAACATACCGGAAATAAAGGATATGGAATGCGAAAAAATCCAGATCTGGATCGGGCAGTGGGGAGACCGAAATCTATCAAACCAGTACGTCACACACAACTATTTAAAAAGCATCCGATTCCGGAAAGACAATGTCGATAAGTATAAGGATGTGCCGAACCGGTACCGTGCCGGAGATGTGGTGTCTATAGACGGGGAGAGTACGAAGGTCTACGTTAATGGGATGGTGGCTAAGGGAGATGAGATTACGGGGACGGACTATTTTAAAGTGCCACCCGGAACAACAGAAGTGCAGTTCTGCTATTCTTCCTTTTCTTCTCCACCGCCACAGATTAAAGCGAAAATACGGGAGGTGTATTTATAGTGGATAACATCAGGATCGCGATTTTAAGCGCGAATAACACACCAGTAGCGTTTATGGACAATCAGCACAAGAAGTCCATGCACTACTGGGATGACGAGCTACATGAGTACTTACAGGGGACTGCCAATACTTACACCTTTACGGTGTCCGCAAAGCATCAGGATGCAGAGAATGTTACCGCCGGGAATAAGGTGGCGTTTATACACAAAGGGAAATCCTACTATCTAAACATCGTAAACACTGAGCAAACAGAGGAGACGATCACAGCTACGGCGTGGTCGTTATCTTTCGAGCTAATCAACGAGGATGCAGGGGAATACAAGGCAGGACAGGCGATGAGCTTTGAAGAGTACCTTACCGTATTTGACGCGGAGAGGACACTTAAATTGGGTCTCAACGAGGTGTCAGATAAGCGGATCACCAACGAATGGACCGGTACAACGTCCGTATTAAAGAGATTATTCTCCCTGGCTAATGTCTTTTCTGCGGAGATCGAATTTGAGACAGTACTGAACAGAGACTACTCTTTAAAAGAGATTGTCCTAAATGTATATCGGAAACACTCCGATACAGACAGCGGAGTCGGAGAATACCGGAATGACATTGTACTGCGGTACGGGAAAGGAATTACCGGAATTCGAAAAACCACAGATGCCGAGAAGCTTTACACCTGCATCCAGCCGACCGGAAAGGACGGTCTGACAATCAATGGTCTTGACAAGAAAGAATACGATGAAAACGGACGTTTGGAATACTTTACGGATGGTGCGATCATCCGCGCACCACAGGCAAGAGACCGGTTTCCGTCCAATATCGTGAATAAAGAGGATGCTTATATCCTGATGCGTAAAGAGTACGATACAGACAGCAAGGACAAGCTCTATAGCATGGCTCTATCTGATCTTAAAACAGCATCTGAACCGGTGGTGACTTACGAGGTTGATGGATATTTTGACACCAACATCGGGGACACCGTGAGGATGCAGGATCAGGAGTGGACACCAGTGCTTTATCTACAGGCGAGAGTGTCCGAACAGGTGCGCAGTCTTACAAATCCAAAGACAGCAAAGACGGTATTTACAAACTACAAAGAGCTTACATCCGAAATTTCGGACAGCTTATTACAGAGGATGCAAGACCTTATTAATAAAAATAAGGTTTATACTTGCTCTATCTCAACAAACAACGGCATTATCTTTAAAAATGGCATCGGTAGCACTACTCTGACAGCTTGCGCTTACGATAACGGCGTGGATGTGGCAGACAAGCTACAATTCCGGTGGAGCAAAGATGGCACAGAGTTTTATGTTGGTAAGAGCGTTACGGTAAATGCTACGGATGTGGATACAAAGGCGGTGTACTCATTTGAGGCTCTAGAAAATGGGATAAAACGTGGGTATTACGAGGTCACAATCACGGATGTAATGGATGGAGAGGATGGAAAAGACGGGGAACAGGGTCCGCAAGGTGAGAAAGGAGAGCAAGGCGAACAGGGACCTCCGGGTCCACAAGGCGCTCCGGGATTGGATGGTATACAGGGTCCAAAGGGGGATCAGGGAATCCCGGGAAAAGATGGGAAGGACGGAAAAACACAGTACACCCACATCGCCTATGCGAACAGCGCAGACGGTAGGACAGATTTTTCCGTGTCCGACAGTAATAGGGAATATATCGGAATGTATGTTGATTTTACGCAAAATGACAGCGCAGACACGACAAAATACGCATGGAGTAAGATCAAAGGCACAGACGGGGCGATCGGAACACCCGGAAAGCCGGGAGCTGATGGAAAGACCCCGTATCTACATATCGCCTATGCAAACAGCGCAGATGGCAAGACGGGATTTTCCACCACGGATGGTACAAATAAGCTCTATATCGGGCAGTATACAGATTATACACAGGCAGATAGTACGGATGCTGCGAAGTATACATGGACAAAGATTAAAGGAGAACAGGGGGAACGTGGTCCACAGGGAGTTCCCGGTCTGCAAGGGGTACAAGGTCCTAAAGGTGAACAGGGAATACAGGGACCTCAAGGAAATACAGGTGCTACTGGACCGCAGGGACCAGCCGGACAGTCCACCTATTTTCATATTAAGTATTCCTCAGTTGCGAATCCTACATCAAGTAGCCAGATGACGGAAACGCCGTCTACATACATTGGTACTTATGTAGACTCTGTTCAGGCGGATAGCACGGATCCAAAGAAATATACCTGGTCACGCTTCCAAGGACTTCAAGGACCGCAGGGAACACAGGGGATTCCGGGGACGAACGGTACAAACGGCAAGACAAGCTATCTGCACATTAAATATTCCAACGATGGAGGGAAAACATTTACCGGAAACAGCGGAGAAGATGTAGGAACGTATATTGGTACTTGCGTGGATTACAATCAGTCCGATCCTGCAAGTGTTGGATCTTATAAGTGGGCGAAGATTAAAGGAGAACAAGGTGCGACAGGACCACAAGGGCCGGCGGGGACATCGGGAAGAGGGATAAAAACTATTACGGAATATTATTTGATTTCTTCCGCAAAAACAGGAATTACAACGGAGTTAAGCGGTTGGAGTACATCAATTCCTACGATGACAGCAACAAATAAATACTTGTGGAACTATGAAAAATTTACGTTTACAGATAATACGACAGCGACCACTACACCAAAAATAATCGGGATATACGGAGACAAAGGAGCAACAGGAGCTACCGGTCCACAAGGACCTCAAGGGAATACAGGTGCTACTGGACCGCAGGGGCCACAAGGAGCGACTGGCCCGAAAGGACCGCAGGGGGCAACTGGTGCAACGGGACCACAAGGGGTAACTGGAAACGGAATAAAATCTATCACGAATTATTATCTTGCAACGGCAAGCGGAAGCGGTGTGTCGGCGTCCACATCAGGATGGACTACAACTGTACAAGCAATAACGGCGTCAAAAAAATATCTGTGGAATTATGAAGTTGTTACCTATACAAATGGTAGCACGTATCAATCAGCACCATGTATCATCGGAGCATATGGTGATAAGGGAGCGACCGGTGCTACAGGAGCAACAGGACCAAGTGGCATAATTGTATCTTCTACGGCTCCGTCAAATCCTAAAGTTGGCCAGTTATGGCAGACAGCATCCGGTCAGCCGATCAAGCGGTGGGATGGAAGTAGGTGGGTGATCCATTATATTTCTGTTGATAACTTAAACGCACAGACTTTAAGTGCGATAGCGGCAGATCTTGGAACTGTAACTGCCGGACTTATTAAGGATAAGAATGGAACAATGCTTATCGATGTTACATCCGGAAAGATTATTAGCAAGAAAATCGTGCAAGGAGCAGTGGAAAATGTTGCGTCATTGAGTAATGCGTATTTGGCTTTCTCTGGTAAGGCTCCGATAACAGATCGAGCTACTATGAGCGTGAACTTGCAAAACATCATGTTTACAAATGAAAATACGAGAAAAGCAACGACAATCCAGTTTGAGGATGAAATGATATATGCAAGAAATTCTGTATCCCCACGTATAAGCATATATGCGTATCGCAATTACGACTCCGGCACCGTGAAAGGTCCATATACAAGTGCAAACTCCAATAATAACATCCGCGTGGAACTAAAAAGAAGAGGATTTATGGTAACATGCAAGATCACAATGCTTGCACAATTTCCAGGAAGTGGCGAATACGGGCCATTCAACGAGGTGAAAATTCCAGTAGGATATCGACCGGTTGTTGATTTCTTTGCTCCCTATAGTGAAGTTGTAGGACCTAACATATTTGGAACGGGAAGATACGGCATAGGAAAAGATGGGGGGATCAAGATTTATGTGGAGAATGCCGCATTTACAGAACGTCACGCAGCGTTCACGTGGATTACAGATGATTGATTAAAGGAGTGAATATGGAGATTAGAGCAAGACCGTAATGGTCTTATTTTTATACTTAAAACCAGAAAGGAAAGTGAGGAT